TACTCTTAATCATTTTATGATCAGTGGTATTTTTAATGGAATCAATGAGGCACTGAAAGATGAATAAATTACTTAGAACAACGAATATTGAAACAATATCTATTGCCAATATGGACATAGTTGATGTAGATATAAATTTTGAAATTTATATTTGTACTTATAATCCTGTTTTTGTTACAACGAATTTATTTAAAACTTTTATTTTCGATTCAATAGAAAATGAATTCAAAAAGTGCTTGACTAAGTAGTATAAGTAGAGTAGTATGCAATTATTAACTTAATCCCCTCAACAAAGGAGAACTGAAATGAAAGTACGTACATTTAAGAACGTTTGCGCTCAAGGTGACATCTACATCCGTCGGGTTGATTCTCTTCCTAAGAATGCAGTGGAAGTTCAACCAGAAGGTGATCATGTTATTGTGGCGATGTCCGAAACCTCACACCATCATTTGATGGAACGCAAGCATGTAAAGGCTTATACACTACCTGATTCGATTATGGACCTTTTGCTCGTTGTTGATGAACCAACAGTTCTCGAACATCATCCTAGTTTTGATACACATGAGCCTATTCTATTCGAAAAAGGCACATATCATGTACGCAGACAGCGGGAATATGTCGCAGGCGCATTTAGAAAAGTAGAAGACTAACTAGTGTTGTAAAGGGGAGAATTTTATTTCTCCCCTTTTTCTTTACATTTGTCGAAATGCCATCTTTTAGCATTCCGAAAATCACAAATTTTCATACAATGCGGACATATTTTTTGATTTTCCGCATTTAATTTTTTAGCAATTTTTGATTGTTTTTCTTTCATTCCTGGTCTATTTTGACATTCTTTTGCTGCATTTTTTCTTCTATTTTTTACTTCTATTTTTTGATTTGTTATCAATAAAGATTTTCGTTTCTTTTCTATAACTTCTGGTTTTTTTTGTGCATTTGAGTTGCGCAGCCTTGCTTCTGGTGTACTATATGCTATTTTCATATTTCTTATATGATTTTCTACTAGTTCAGAATTTTTCCAATAATTTATCACACCTTGTCTGTTTTTTTCTTTGACTTCTGGTTTATTTTGGATTTTTTTCTGTATTTCAGAACGTTTTTTCTTTATTTCGGGATTGGCGTTTGTTATAGCAAGCGTTTTAGTTACGCTTTTTCTATATTCTTCGTTCTTCCAGTTATCTATAGATTTTTGAGATTTTATTTTTTTATATTCGTCTTTTGAAGTTGCTTCTTTTTGTTTATTTCTATATTCTTCATTTTTCCATCTATCATATTGTGCTTCTCTTGCATGTTTTTTGGCAATTTCATATTGTTGAGAAGAAAAATTTCTTTCTTGTTTGCTATTAAATGTAACCATCCTAAAAAAAGCTTTTTTCATTTTTATAGTATCTATATCACAAACACACATTTTTATCAATAACCAATGACAAATATAATGTTCTTTATACGTAAGTAAAATTAAATTATCTTTGCTATTTTTTCCACCAAGAGATTTAGGAAAAATATGATGACTTTCAAAATATGAATCTTTAGATTTTTTTCTAAATTGGTTTTTTGCATTTTCTATGATAGAAAAATACATTTTTGTATATTTGTTGTTAATAAATATATCCATGCTGGAATACCTCCTGTTTAGGTTCTAGTGTGGTTGGATGCTGGTAACATCGTGAACCACATCTATTTATACTCCAAACATTATAGCTTGACTTCCAACCGAAGTTGAGCTATAATTGTATTAGAGCCTGAAAAGGATATAATGATGAATATTAAACAAAAAATATATGAGAGTAACAGATTGAAATTAATTGAATCTGTTAGAACAAGTGAAACATGCTATGGTTTACGGATCTCTGTACATAATTTATCTAAGATGCCAGGAACCAGTATCATTTATGACTTTCCTATAACATTAGAGAGGATGATGGATGAAGAACTTAAAAACATTATATGATACAAGAACATTAGATTTAGCTCTTACAAGAAGCACAGATTATGATACAAGAGAAGCATATCGTATTGTAACTCATGTTCGACTATCTCATAGAAGTGTAAATGCATTGTCATTAAAAAGGCTTATAGATAATGAACTTGAGAGATCAAATAACATATACTAGAGGATGTCTCTCTGATATGTTTATATCTGAAATGCGTCAAGACGATTATACTGTAAGACAAGTATATTACCAAACTTGTTTTACTCAAAAAAACATAACATTCCAAATTACTAATAGAGACGTTTTTAATAAATTGAAAGAAGATTTGGAAAATGAACTTGAGAAAACAAATAACACATACTAGAAATTTACTTAGCGAAATTTTCGTAAATAAAACTCATACAAAAGATGGTTTTGAAAGAGAAATGTATTATCGACAAAATCATTTCTATACAACAAATAACATAATATTTTATATTTCCAGACAACTAGATGAGATATTGGAAAATGAATGAACCATTCAAATATACCATCAGTAAAGTTACTTACAGAGAAATAAGCAGTATTCTTATGGATTCTACTGATATTATATTGTGGGATGATGTTAGAGAGGTGTGTAAAAATTTATCTTCTATAGAAGCAACTGTATATTCATTGAGAGAAGCAGTTTGGTGTGGAGTTGATGATGAACTCAATAGTTGAAAAGGTATCAGAAATAAGACTGCAATATGTTCTCAATCTTATGAAACCTCAAACAGTAGAATTAGATCTTTACGATCAAGTTTTCTTTTATTTTGAGCCAACAATAGGAAATGCTTCTAGTTCTATAACAAACTTAATTGAAGATTCTATTGATGACCTGATAGGTGAATTATGAGAACAGATCATCTAAAAACCTTAGAAATACAAAAAACTACATGTTCAAAAACTTGGCATCATAGTAAAGATGATTTCGATAGAGAGGTATATACCAATATTAGTAAAATAACTTATTCGGATAACTTTCCTTTTATGGCTAATGATATCTTCAATGAAATTTATAAGGCTCTGAAAAATGAATAAACAGTCATTCAAATGCGAAGAAGTCCGAGAAGATGCTGTAACACAAACTATTTTTTCGTCTGTATCAACCAATATTAAACAAGAACTCTTACAATTCACATTTGATATTGATATAGAAATCTTCATCTATGATGGAATACGAAAGGCTCTGAAAAATGCCTAGAACAATATCAGACAAAATCATAACCATTTATTATGAGACAAATGACTGCCTCACTATAGATACTGTAGATAGTGAGATTTATAACGAAGTCTCCATTAATACAGGCAATCTTAAATCACTAATAACTTGGGATATTCGTAGAGGAATATTTAATGAAATCGATAGACAGAAAAACTAGCATAAAAATCAATAGCTTTTTGTTTTTAGCTGGTATATACTACTGCGACTATATCTATTCGCCTCTGAAAAAAGTTTATATGACATGGAAATATCGTAAAGAAGCAAACGAAGTGAAGCGAAAATATCTCAAGAAAGGTAAATGAGATGAGCAAAAAAACAAAGTATACATATTCTTGTGATCGTTGTGGAAATGAACAATCTATGGACGGTTCATACAATGATGCTCAAAAAATGTGGAATTGGGGTTCTATCTGGTATGCTGAATGGAATGGTCCTAAATGGATCGGCTCTCAACATTTTCCAAAAAGCAGTGACCTTACCAAAGACCTATGTCCATCATGTATGGATTTGCTTCATGATTGGTTTCATATGAAAGGCAAAAAATGATGCTCTCTTCCCCCATTGAAACATTAGCACATGCACTGGCATCAGCACAATATGTGAATATGCCAGATATTCCAGATCAACGGCTTAAACTGATGTCTCAGCCATATTCTGGCTCTACACCAGAAGAATATAAAAAATGGCGAGAACGAGAATGGGAAATATATAACAGAAGACCGTTTTCTCATGAACTATATGTCAAGGCTATGTTTTCTCAAGGTTGGGGTTCTACTGCTTTGGGGTTTGGTGGTATTGGCGGTCAAGCAATGACTGATGCCTATACTATCATCATTGGTTGTGAACTTAATTGTATTCTTTGTGTTTATTTTGGTGGTGAATTCGCTTATAATTTGGATTTGACTAAGTGTGATATTCAAAAAATAAATGAAGATATTGCCAATGAAAATATGTCAGAAGTTAGAGGTCACACTGCAAGGTATAAGAAATGACTGATATCGTAGAAAGACTAAAAAAACATGCTGGTGGGCTATGTACAGAAAATCCAGCAGATTATTCTACATGGGTATCCAAAGATGTTATTATTGATGCGATCAAGGAGATTGAAAGTCTCAGGAAAAAATGTGAAAAATTAGAAGATGAATTGGCTTATATTCGTTCCATAGGAGATGATGTATGACCGATGTTGATAATCCCCCTGGAGAAATTACTTATTTTTTAAATAGAGCAAAAACAGAAGAACTGAAAGAAATTAGAACTAAAGAACTTAAAAGACATTATTTGTTAACTAACTATAAATTGGTTGCTTTAATTGACCAAGAATTAGACAAAAGAAGAAATCAATGTGATCATGAATGGGATACAAAACAACATGTTCAGATTATACCAAAGTTTGTTAGAACATGTACCAAATGTAATCTCAATGAAGAATTTAATTATGGAACAGCAAAATGGACAACAGCAAAATGATCAATAAAATCACCAAACAAGAATATCCAGATATCTGGGAATCAATCATTGAAGATCATTACGATACAACAGAAAAAGAACATCGTAGAGGTTCTAATTTTTATACAAATTTCATTTATAACATCGACGAAGAATATTTTCCTAATAATCCAGAACTCCATGGGTTTTGGATGAGTGATACTGTGATTTGGGATTCTGAATATGGTTGTGACGATACTCCTGATGTTCTCTATAGAGTAGAACAAAAAGAAGTACAGGTTGTAACAAAACAATGGGTAATGATTAAATGAAAACTATCATAGCAGGATCAAGAGATTTTAATGATTATGAGTTACTAAAACAATATGTGACTCAATCATTATTCGAAATCTCCGAAGTTGTTTGTGGTGGGGCCAAAGGAGTTGACGATCTTGGTCTAAAATGGGCCATGGAGAATAATAAAAATCTCAAAATCTTTATGGCTGACTGGAAAGTATATGGTAAGTCCGCTGGTCCAATCAGAAACAAACAGATGGCTGATTATTGTGATCAGGCTCTTATTATCTGTAATAATAAATCTCCTGGTTCTACGAATATGATTGAAAATATGGTCAAAACAAATAAACCATATTATGTTGTGCATATGAAAGATATGCAACCAATTCAAATTATTAAAAATGGTATGATTGTATACCAGGGAGACTAGAATGGAAGAATTAAAAAAAGAAATAGAAGAACTCAAAAGACGTATGAAAGAATTAGAGGATATAGTTGGATTCGCAAGAAAACCTCCTTATGATACTGTTCCTATGCCTTATTATCCAGAACCAGTGCAATTTAATTGGAATCGTTGTCCAGTGTGTAACATCGATTTTTCAAATATGCTAAATTATTGCTGTACGAATTATAATTGTCCAGGCAGACCAACAACATTATCAAATTATATTACAACAAAAGGATCATCAAAAATATAAATTTTGTAATATAACGATGAGAAAAAGACGATCCATTGATACCAGAAAATAAAAAATTGATAGCTCAAGATACATTTATGGAGATAAAATGAGTAAACAATTAATATCAAATTATATTGTCAAAAATTGTTTATATATACCCAAGAATTTAATGCTTGGAAAATTGCCAGGAACAAGATATTCTGGGCAATATTATATGTCCAAAGCTTTGTATGATAAACAGTTTTTAAGTTATGTAACTGAAGAATTTTATAATATAATCAAAAAAGAAATAGGAAATTTTGATTTTCAGTTAGCAGGAAGAGAATGGTCTTCTATACCGTTATTAATTGGTATGCCACTAATATTAAAAACTAATTATAATATCGATATAAATTCTTTTATGATAAAACGTGAAAGAAAAACATATGGTATTCATAATTATATAGAAGGAACACCAAACGATCTTCCTGTATTAATAGTTGATGATGTATGTAATTCAACTAATAGTTTTAAGTTTTGTTATGATGTCTTACTTTCTGAAGAAAAATATAAAATATTACCATATATATTTGCTGTATTAAACAAATATGGTAAAGATTCTTCGGAGACATCTTTTATAGAAGATAGATACTTGAAAGCACGAATTAAACCTTTATTCATAGTTTCTGGAGATGATGTAAATGCTGTTAGATGATAAAGATAAAGAGACTATAACAAAAGAATTATATACATTTATTGATAAGAATTGTTTGTTCAGAACCAACCCAGAGACTTCATATTATGAAGAGTTTGCTCCTGGTAGATTATATCCAAGCTATCCATCAAAAAATCCAATAACACATCAATTCTATTTAAGAAGATTGACACACAATGGAAAGATGTTATTCTTTCTTACTGCTTTGTTCTTTGATGATCTTGCTAGAAAAATAAATTCTGGAGAAGAAAGTTCAAGAATACAATTGGCAGGATTAGAAACAAGTTCAATTCCAATTATGATTGGTATGCAACAATATGCTGCTGCCAATAAAATATTCATGAATACATTTAGTATAAGAAAACAGAGAAAGAATTATGGACTATTTAATTTAATAGACGGAATTCCTAATGAAGATCCTGTTATTATTGTAGATGATATTTTTAATTCAGGATCAACAGTCTCTAGATGTTTAGATGTATGTGAGTATGAATTAAATTTAAAGCCTGCTAATAACATTTATTCAATAATTAAATTTAATTCACAAACACAAAAAGTTAAATATAAAGATAATGAAATGAATTTGTTTAGTATTTTTTCTTTAGAAGATTTTGATACTCGTTATGATCCTGATACATATTGGATGCCAGTAGACTGTGATAAAAGCTATAATAAGAGGCCAGAATACAAATGAATAAATATGAGATGAAAGTTGAAAAGATTGAAGAACAACCAGATGGTTCTGCGTTGGTCACATTTGATATTCCTCATGAACTAACCAAAATATTCATAGAAAAAGGATTAAAAGCAGCACTTATTGATGCTGCTAGAAAGACAATCATGGAAAACAAGTCTATGGACATAGTTCAACAACTAACATTGATGCAAGATGAAACAGGCATTGCTATGGCTGCTGCAACTGAGATTGAACGTCTACGTAAAAAAATCGAAAGGTTTGAATTTTTACTATATGGTAAAAAAGAAGATGATTCGATAAAAAGTTCTTATTAAGTAAAGGCTTCATTATGAACATTGTGACAACAAACAATCAACTAACCAATACCCTAAATGATTGGAATGTGGCTGACGAATTTAAGAATATGACTCTGGATGAAATCAGAGCTATTCAAAAGCGTGAGGCATTACCATTTGCTGTTGGTGCTCTTAATCTGACAGGCGGATTAAACCTAGGGTCAATCATCAGATCAGCAGTTATTTTTGGTGCTCAAAAATTCTATATCATCGGTAAACGTAGATATGATCGTAGATCTACTGTTGGTGCTCAGAACTATATTGACATTGAATATATCGAAGAAGATGTTAATGATGATATGGGCCAAAGACTTATTCTAGACAAAATCTGCGAAGATTATAGTCTTGCCTTTATCGAACAAGGCGGTACAGATATTATGGCCGAAGATTTTAAATATTGGAATCCACATTGTTTTATCTTTGGTGAAGAAGGAACTGGTATACCAGAAGGATTCTTTCATTTGACCTTGGATTATAATATTGGATGCAAATTATCTATTGACCAAATTGGTGTTCTTAGATCGTTGAATGTATCTGCTGCGGCTGCTATTGTTATGCATAAGGTATCATCAGATCTAAGAGAACCAAAATATTGGAAATGACCTCTTGACATCTTGAGAACATTTCCTATATAAATAGTACAGTGTTGCCTATAAAGGGACACTAATTTAAACCTTGCTAACTTAGGAGGATAACATGACTTATAACCTACCAAACGTTTATAATGCTTTTTCTGTTGGATTCGATGAATCTATCAAACGTCTCGAACAATTTTCCAAAACAGCAAAATCTTTAGGCTATCCGCCATACAATATTATTAAATCAGACGAAAACAAGTATGTGATCGAATTGGCTGTAGCTGGTTTTGGTAAACAAGACATTGAGTTACAATTAAACGAAAATACTCTGACTATTACAGGAAAAATTGATTCTGATAATAGTACAGATTATATTTACAAAGGCATTGCAGATCGAGGATTTGCAAGAAAGTTTAATCTCGCAGATACTGTTGAGATTAAAAATGCTCAATTAATCAATGGTATGTTAAAAATTTGGTTAGAAAATATTATACCCGACCATAAAAAACCACGTAAAATAGAAATAGAGGAAAAAGATGTTAAAGATCAAATCGTTGATCAAAAAGACGTTAAAGAAAGTTGAAGATTATCAACACGAAAAAGCAATATTGATGGTAAAGAATAAATCTTATTATATCTGATATTGTTACAAACCTAAATAAAAAGGCCCTACTGCATAAAGTGGTAGGGTCTTTTTTTAATAAGGATAAACCATGAAACCTTCCAAAAAAACAACTCCCAAAAAAATTGAAGTCAAAGACATAGAAACCAAAGAGGGTGAAAAAGGTATGTCATTACAAAAACAAATAATAGGATTAATATGTATTTTGCTTATAGGCGTAGGACTGTCTTTGATTTACACTTTTAAATCAGAAGCTCCTGTAAAAGCTCCTGAACCAGTTAAAAAGGTAGAAAAGACAAGAACCCCAGATGTTGCAAAAATATCAAATTATAATTCATGGGGATACTACCTAAATGCAATTAATTTTGATTCTATTAAAAAATCAAATCTCGATGTCATAGTTATTGACACAGAAAAAGATGATAAATTAATAGATGTCGAGACAATTAAATCTCTCAAGAAGAAACCTGACAATTCTATTAGAAAAATCTTTGCATATGTTTCACTAGGCCAAGCAGAAAACTATAGACCATACTGGAAAAAAGAATGGGATACCAAACCACCAGCATGGGTAGGTAAAGAAAATAGAATATGGAAAGGCAATTTTGAAATCAATAATCTAATGAATCCAGAATGGGTTGATATATGCAAAAGAACCATTGACATGGTAGTAGCTATGGGCTATGATGGTATTTTGATAGACGGATTGCCAATTAATAATCCCAAAGCATCAATATCATTCCTTAATGATATGGTAACATATGCCAAGAGCAAAAATTCTAAATTAAATATTTTTGTTCAGGATGCTGAATCATTTGCCAACGATAAACAATTTTTATCATTGGTTGATGGGGTAGTCAAACAAGGACTAATTTATTCTAAATTATCTGATGGAAACAAAGGTAAACTAAATGATGATGTCACAGTTAAAAAGTCTATTGATAATCTTAGAATTCTTGTCAACAATAAAAAGCACGTATTTGTTGTAGAATTTGTTAGTGGAGATGCTTATCTAAAAGCAGAGAGTGTGATAGAAAGCAATCAATTTGTATCATATTCTGCTCCATTAAAACTTGATGTATTGAGATAAGAAAGGAAATGAAAATTCCTAAATTAGACAATTTATATATTATTCCTGATGAAGTAATAGAAAGTTGTGCTGAAGAAATGCATTATGATGAAAATAACAATTTTCTATTACTCATATCAGAATATAAGAAATACGAAGAGGCAGGATTAAATCCTGTCTTTTTGACGAATGATATGGAAACAATTTATGTATCTACCTTTGAGAGATTGAAAAAAACATTACATTAAGGGGTTATGATGAAATTCTATACTAACGTATTCTCAATGAATGATATCATGTATGTAAGAGGATTTGAGAATGGTGAAAGAATAGATTATAAGATTGAATATAGACCTTATATGTTTGTAGCCGATAAAACGGGAAGATATAATACTCTTGATGGTACATCTGCCAAAAAACTAGAGTTCGATAGCATCAAAGATGCCAAAGATTATATCAACAAATATGGTGATATCGACAATTTCCCTTTATATGGTTTAGAGAATTTTCCATATGTATTCATCAACGATGAATATCCTGGTCAAATCTCATATGATCCATCCCTTGTATCTATTGTAAGTTTAGATATCGAGTGTATTGCCGATCAAGGGTTTCCAAGCATTACCAAAGCAGATAAAGAGATTACTGCTATTACTATTCGTAAGAATGGTTATAGTCTCTGTTTTGGTTGTGGTGATTTTGTTACCAAAGATCGTACAGTCAAATACTTTAAATGTGAAAATGAAAAAGATTTATTGCATAAATTTTTGATGCATTGGAATGAAAAATATGTTAGACCTGATATTGTTACAGGTTGGAACGTAGAGTTTTTCGATATTCCATATCTATACAATCGTATTAAAAATGTGTGTGGTGATACTTATGCCAGACAACTCTCTCCTTGGGGAGTCGTATTTGAGAAAGAGATCCTTTTCAATGGTAAAAAGAACCAAACATATGAAGTTAAAGGAATTTCTATTCTGGACTACTTACAAGTTTATAAGAAATTCAAGTTTGGTAACCAAGAATCATATAAACTAGATTATATTGCACAGGAAGAATTGGGCGAGAAGAAGATAGATTATTCTGAATATGGTTCGATTCTTGAACTCTATAAGAATAATTTTCAGAAGTTTATGGAATATAACATTCATGATACTGTTCTTGTTGATCGTCTAGAAGCAAAACTAAAGTTTCTAGAACAAATCATGGCATTTGCATATGACGCCAAAGTCAATTATAATGATACCATGACAACAGTTCGTCCTTGGGATATTATCATTCACAACTATCTACTTGCTAGAAGAATTGTCATTCCTCGTTTCAAAAAACAAAAAATGATTAATCCTTTGGTTGGTGGTTATGTAAAGAACCCAAAGATCGGATTGTCAAAGTGGGTAGTTAGCTTTGATCTAGATAGCTTGTACCCACATTTGATTATGCAGTATAATATTTCACCAGAGACTTTTGTTCATAGAATTGATACTTTTGGTTCTATTGACTCAATTTTAAAAGATACATCTTCATCGTGTATAACAAGTGAGCCATATTCTGTTGCAGCCAATGGATGTTGTTATCGTAAAGATAAACAAGGATTTTTGGCTGCTTTGATGGAAAAGATGTATGAAGATCGTAAAGAGTATAAGAAGAAAATGTTAGAAGCCAAGAAAATGTTTGAGGAAACAAATGATCCTCAGTATGAAAACTTGGCTGTTCAATGTCACAATATGCAGTTGGCCAAAAAGATACAATTAAATTCTGCATATGGTGCATTGGGCAATGAACACTTTCGTTGGTTCAATTTCAACCATGCTGAAGCTATTACAACTTCAGGACAACTTTCTATTCGTTGGATTGAAAACAAGATCAATGAATTTATGAATAAAATTCTCAAGACTAAAGGAGAAGATTATGTAATTGCTTCGGATACTGATTCTATCTATGTGAATATGGAAAAATTAGTAGACACATTAGATACACAAGATGAACTAAAGATTACCAATGCCATTGATAAGTTCTGTGAATCAATTATCAAACCATTCATGGAAAAGTCTTATAATGAATTGGCAGTCAAAATGAATGCCTATCAACAAAAGATGAGAATGAAGAGAGAAACCATTGCCAACAAAGGCATTTGGAAAGCCAAGAAAATGTACATTCTCAATGCTTGGAATATCGAAGGCGTTCAATTTGATAAACCAAAACTAAAGATACAAGGCATTGAAGCAGTCAGATCATCAACACCCTACGTTTGTCGTCAATATATTAAGAAGTCTCTAGAAATTATTATGAATGGAACTGAGAAAGATTTACAGAATTATATTGTCAGTATCAAAAAAGACTATAGAAAACTACCCTTTGATGATATTGCATTTCCAAGAGGTGTGAGTGATGTAGACAAATATATTGATAGTAGCACTATCTACACGTGGAAAACACCAGTACATGTTAAAGCGTCTATTCTATACAACCATGCAATAAAAAAGTATAAATTTAATAATCTAAAGCCTATTTCAAATGGAGATAAGATCAAATGGTGTTATTTAATTAGACCTAATATATTTAATGATGATGAAGTTATTGCTAACCTAGATACTTTTCCTGTTGAATTGGATGTTCTGAAATATATTGATTATGAAAGACAATTTGAAAAGTCATTCATCATTCCACTTAGAAATATTACAGACACTATCAATTGGAAATTAGAAAGAAAAAATACAATAGAAAGGTTTTTTTCATGAATAAAGAATATGATTTTGGATTTAGTTTAGTTTCCGAAGAAGAACTAAAAGCACACGAAGAACATCTTATTAAGAAAGCAGAGAATGAAAGTGAAAAATTGACCATGATCAAGAATATGATCATGCCACTGTTACTGAATTTATCAAAAGATCCTAATAAAGAATATATTTATTGGCCGAACAGAAAAGATAAGATTGACCAATTTATCAACAAACTAAATTCAATTATCGAAAACAATTGACAGGAATATAATATGAACCTCAGAGAAAAAATTATCAAAAATTCTAAAATCGCATATACATCAACTCTTACAGATAGTAAAATTTATGCTAAGAAGGATATGATACCAACACCTGTTCCTATGATAAATGTAGCTTTATCTGGAACTGTAGATGGTGGTATTACTCCAGGGCTAACAATGTTAGCTGGTCCATCTAAACACTTCAAGACTGGATTTTCTTTACTTCTGGCTTCGGCTTTTCTAAAGAAATACAAAGATGGAATTATTTTATTTTATGATTCTGAATTTGGTACACCACAATCATATTTTAGAACATTCAACATTCCATTTGATTCGGTAGTTCATACACCAATTACTAATGTCGAAGAATTAAAAGTTGATATTATGAATCAACTCGAACAATTGGGTCGAGAAGATCATGTCATGATCATCATTGATTCTATTGGTAATTTGGCTTCTAAGAAAGAAGTTGAAGATGCTTTGGATGGCAAGTCTGTAGCTGATATGAGCCGTGCCAAACAATTAAAATCATTGTTTCGTATGGTAACACCACACTTGACACTCAAAGATATACCAATGATTGCTGTCAATCATACGTATAAAGAGATTGGAATGTTCCCCAAAGATATTGTTGGAGGTGGAACAGGATCATATTACTCAGCAGATAATATTTGGATTCTCGGAAGACAACAAGAAAAAGTTGACAACGAGATTGCAGGTTATCACTTTGTAATTAATATTGAAAAGTCTAGATTTGTTCGTGAAAAATCTAAGATTCCCATTACTGTTTCTTATGAAGGGGGTATCAATAAGTGGTCTGGTCTACTTGATATTGCATTAGAAGGAAACTATATTGCCAAACCAAAGACAGGATGGTATTGTCTCGTAGATCGTTCTTCTGGTGAACTTCGTGAACCTAATATGCGAGCATCTGATATCGTAGATAATAAAAAACTTTGGATGGATATTTTCAGTAGTACAGATTTTTCGAAGTATATTGAAAAGAAATATAAAGTTTCATATACGAATATTATTAGAGATGAAGAAGAGGCAGTGAATGAGTTTTGACAAAGTAATATTTGATAATTTAATATATAATGAAGATTATGCTCGTAAAACTATTCCATTTCTAAAACAAGAATACTTTCATGATGAGTCCGATAAAATTATTTTTGGACTCATCGATGAATACGTTAAAAAATATAATGCTGTTCCATCAAAGGAAGCTCTTTACATAGACTTATCCAATAAGTCAATTAATGGTCAAACATTTGAAACATGTAAAGAAACCATTGATAACATTAAGAAAGAACATGAAACAAACATTGAATGGCTGTTAGATAAAACTGAGAACTTCTGTCAAGAAAAATCAGTTTATAATGCTATCATGGAAAGTATCAATATTCTTGAAGATAAAACTGGAAAGAAGAGTAAAGGTGCAATACCAGAAATTCTTTCGGATGCACTATCTGTAAGTTTTGATACTCACATTGGTCATGATTTTATTGAAGATTTTGAAAAAAGATATACGTTTTATCACAGTAAAGAAGTACGTATAGAATTTGATATCGATTACTTTAATAAAATTACCAATGGAGGTTTACCTAAAAAGACACTAAATGTTGCTCTTGCAGGTTGTGTGCACCCAGAAACTAAAGTGAAAATTAGATTTAGGAAAAGAGCGTAAATCCTTTTTTATATCCTTTTGATAAGTATTCATTTAGTTTTTCTGGTTTTATTCTAGTTCTGTGTTTACCATTTGTTACACAAATCATACCTTTCAAGGATTTGCCTCCTAATGAAGCATATTTTGCTCTTTTTTCTTTGTTAAAGATGGCAATTCCTTGAATTATTTGTGATCTAGAACCAAATTTTCCACCAATAGAAGCATTTTTTTTGAAATTTTGAGGATCATGTATGCCTATTTTATTTTTCATTTGCGTTTGTGCACCTTTTTTACTCCATTTTTTTCTTTCTTCTTTATATTTGAAAAAACCAATATTATTATCTCTGCACCATTCTCCGATTAATTTGCGTTGTTGAGATGATAAATTTGCGCCTAACATATACATTGCTCTTAAATCGTTTGTATTTTTATGCATTTTCCAAAGCAAAAAATGAGCAATAATATGTTCTCTTACGGTTAAATATGTATAATTGGATTCTTCGTCAAGACCACCAGCATGTTTTGGTATTATATGATGGCGATGTACATTAGAACCTGGATACCAATTTTCTTTTAATTGACATCCTTTACGACATAAGTTATTGTATACTTTTGAAAACATCAAAACCTCCCGTTCTAGCTAACTAATGTTATTTATATGGAGCAATATATGAATTCTAATTGGATAGAAAAAAATATTTCTATTGGAGAAATAAAAGATTTGTTAAATGATTATGAAGTTGAAATAGACTCACCAGATGGTTGGGTAGGAGTAAATTATTTTATAGATAAAGGAGAATGGGATGAATACATACTAAAAACAGAAAATGGATTAGAAGTTAAATGTAATGAAGATCATTTATTTAAAACTAATATGGGCTGGATTTCTGCAAAAAATATGATTAATCCAGATTCTTTATGGATTGTCAATACAAATAATGGGGAAAGTATAGCAACAGTACATAAAACTAATAATAAAATACCAATTGTTGATATCAATGTAAATCATGAAAATCATAGATATTATACAAATGGTGTTGAATCACATAATACAGGTGTTGGTAAATCTCTATTCATGTGTCATTGTGCAGCATCTAATCTATCTGCCGGGTTAAATGTACTTTACATTACATTAGAAATGGCAGAAGAAAAGATTGCTGAACGTATTGACGCCAATCTTTTAGATGTTACAATAGACCAACTAAGAGATTTGCCTAAAG